CTTCATGGTAATCAACCAATCCAAGTCACTGATAAGCTATACGGTTTTGCCCACGTAGGTCTAAGGAACTTGGCACATCCCCCTAGGCTTATGGGTCCTCAATGACAGCGCCCAGCAAACACACAAGCAGTTTTCCCTAACTTGACAATGTGTGCAGGCTTGGGTTACCAGCCCAGTACTGGGTCTCCCGAACCGTCAAAGAATTTGTCCACCTAGTCCTACTATATTGATAACCGTGTTCGCCTTCGTCTAACCACACCAATGGAACCAGCAACCTAATTAGGGTATTTCGAACGCCCCCTACCGGCCTACCGCTGGTAACCAATACGGCGCACAGCACCGTAGCCCACTGCTGCGACAACAGGTGCCGCAATGCTAGCAGCCCGTGCCACACGATCATATCCACCAGCACTCATTGAACTCCAGTCGCCAAGCTTATCCAGGAAATTCATAACCTGGTCAAAACTATTATTGCTCAACGCTCTAGTGGAATTATTCACCAATCCTAAGCCTACCTTCGGCTCATATTGGTACACAGCTACCAAACGAATCCGAACTCCTATACCAGCAGGCATACCGCGCACTGTGACGGCTAAGCCGTTGCGCTTGGCCATTTCAGCATCAGGGGTGGGAGCTCCAGGGTCAGTGGTGAACTGGTCACCACTGCCAGGCCTCCACCTCAACTGAATTTTGGTAGCTGGAGTCCTCTCTGCAAAGCAACAAACCTGGGATAAGGACTCCGCGCTAACATTAGTACCCACAATCAATGTCCTTGCAGGGACGTTGCCGTAAGAAACTATGCCTGCGCGGGCCTGCTCAGATCCAGGCCAGTAAACTTCAAGGCAAGCGCCAACGCATGTGGCTGCGCTGGCGTTTGCTTGCAGAAAGGTCCCTCCGGGGCTCTGCGGGACATTGTAAGCGAAGGCTGCGAGACTGGCTGCACTTGTATCCGCGTTAAACCCTATAAGGTGTGACGATCCTGCCCCGTTGACACCAACGGCTCCGGGAGACCATACAAGGCCACCCGCAGTGTTCGTAGGATTGTTAAAATAAAAGAAGTCAGTCTCGGCCCGAAACAGTATCCCGCCATCAGCCCCATCATAAATGGGATGGCAAAGGGGTGCATTGCTAGGATTGAGCAATAAATTTGCGTGGCGCTGGGCGTCGGTATCAAGAATGGTGGTACGTATGGCAACCCTGCTCTTGGGTCCATTGGTTTTACCCTTAGTCTTCGACCTCTTCTGGGTCGGCATTTTCCGGACAAGGACACAAAGACGGCAGATAGCTGGTAACTATCAGATGTGAAACCTGCAACTCTCGACCATAGGCGCGTATTTCTTCCTCAAGGGCAACTTGCATGTATGGTGTAATGTCAAAAGCCTTCCAGAACTGGAATCTGGTTTCTTCTGAAATTGCACAATACTGACGACTCATACCTCGTGACATAAATTCAAGGCCGGTGTCCATGTTGCCAAATCCTCGGACGCGCTTGTTCCGTTTCCCTACGAGAGTAATAAGGTAATGGTAGTACTCCTGCATAACAGGAACGCCACCCGCCAGGGCCAACCCACACTTACCAACGCTCTCAGCCCAAGCCAAGTATGCGGGAATTGTGAGGTTAGTCCCAGCGTCCGGCTGAAGGCATATGCCATCTTTAGCCAGACTCACCCAGGGGTCTCGTACCATGGTCCAGGATCCGTTAACCTGCAACGGTTTAGCCTGGCAAAACTCAATGTGGTTTATGTCATAAACGGGGGCCTCAACTTTCATATTGAAGCCCATGGAAAGAAACCATTCACGCAATCCGCGCGAAAACCGCTCCCGTTCGCCTCTTTCGAGAAAAACCACACAGTCGTCGCCGTTGTTAACGAGTTTGACTCTCACCTTCCGTAAATTTGCATACTCCCACACCAGTCCACACATGATAAGACAATTGCCAAGAGAAGTGTTCATGTCACCACTCATACGGCACCCCTCCACGGTGTATGACACCGTGGTTTCATCAACCCTAAAGGTTCCTCGATTAACGAGTTGCCATTTGAGAAGACGTGCAAGTTCCTTGGAACGAAATGCGCCATTGTACACTGAATGCTCCCACTTAAGGGCAGCCACCGAGACGTGCTGGTCAAACCGAGACGCGTCTAGTCCAATAGCCACTGGGCACACGAAACTATCCCAGTGGGAGGCGATGGTGCAGGCCACCGCCTCCGAATTCAATCCCTTCATCACCGTGTCAGACCTAAACACCCGAGCAATGGCTCTGTAAACCCTATGCTCCAATGGTCTGATGTACCTCGCCAAACTCACATTATAACGCGGATCACGTGGCTGAATGATCCGCGGCGCTGGGTCGGGTTTTGCACGAGAAAGCAATGTTTTCTCACCCTTCACAAAACTTCCAAGTGAACTGTCACGTCTATTGACGTCCTCCGACGAAAGAGATTCGACAGCCCGTTGAGCCCTAAGCTTCTTGGCACCCTTGTAACTATCAACCACTTGGTCGTATGTCCAGGGGCGGCATGAACCAAGCCTAGGTAAAAGCCTGCGCGTAAATTCGCGCATATTCACTTGGAAATTTACCGTGGGTTGGGGGGTAGGCTTGAGTAGACCCGACCGAGGATCCTCTACTGCAAATACCCTCTCCCGCAACCCACGCAGCACATTTCTTAGGCTGTTATTGTACACCACGTACACCTTGTTCGCAGTGACACCAGTTAGCCTAAGGAACCGGCGGGACTTTGGGGGTGGTCCTAGACAGGGTTTCACTACAATGGTCTCCCGAGGTGCGCAGCGGACTACGCGCGTATCGGTGCCGAAACCCCACCTTAGGCACCCCTAGGCGTCCCTATCCCTTGATGGAAGGCCAAGCCGCCTCCACAGTGCGGCCAGCCAACCATCCATGCCTCTACGCCCCTGCACAGCGTAGGATCTAGCCGATTTAATCGCCGCAACCTCCGAAGAGGTCGGGGTTAACACTAACTCCACGGCTAGGGGAGAATAGCGAACGATGTCACAGTCGCGGACATGGTCCTCCTTCATGTGTCGTCGTACCCAATATCCGACCGCCTGCCTTGTAGCAGCCGAATTAGGGGGTGTACCGAACTTCACTTTGGCGGATGCTGCCCATTTTTTGACCAACGCGTGCTTAGTTTCAGGCCTCCGTATGGTGTGTGCCAAAAGCCTGGGTGCCACCAAAGCTTCAGGGTCAAGGCCAGGAGGCCCATCATACCCCGTAACTTCAAGGTGGTCCGTAGCTTCGACAATACCAAGGAAATCTGGCTTGCGGGTATACCAATACCATCCTGCAAAAGCTCCAATGGAACAAATCGCAGAGGCTGTAACCACACGCTTGGCTGCTACCGTTGATCG